CAGCAACCTCTCTGACCATCGCTTCATAGGCCACCCGGGCCCCCTGATCCAGCCAGCCCCGCCCAGGAGCCCACACCGGATCGCCTGCAGGCCATGCCTGCGCGCCAGCATTCGCCACCGCTGCACCGGGCCCACGGCGCCGCTGGGTGGCCGGCAGGCTGGTCTTCTCCATCAGCGGGAAATCGCCCGCGCCTCTTGGCTGGTCACCTCCACCGGTTGGCCGCCATGGCCTGCTGTTGGCCTGCTCATACTTGGTGCGGGTGACGGCAGCCAGGGCCTGCTGCTCCTGCTCCCAGCGCTCTGACGCCTTGGCCGCTAAGCTATTCTGAATCACCAGCGATTCAAGGGTAATAGGTGACAATGCACAACGACAATTTGGATGAATCGGCGTCTTAATACTGCCTGCCCAGTATAAACAACCCATCCGTGGAGCGCACCATTCGCACACCCGATCGTCTGCCGTGGTGATGTAGCGCACAAAGCCAGCTCCAACCCGGCGGAACGTGCGCTCTCTGGCCTCCCCGGCCGCGATGTGGGTTTCGGTGCGGGCCACTGTCTCGGCCCGGTTACGGAAGGCCTCATTGATGTTCGGCAGCCTTGCCTTGAGGGTGCGGGCCAGCGCCCTGCTATCGAGGCCCGTTGCCAGCTGGGTGGCTGTTTCCACCTGCACCGCATCGCCCCAGTCACGCCACCACCGATAGAAGTAATCCTTCGCCGCGACCACCCGTTCACTGGTGGCTGCATCGCGCTGCCGGCGGTAGTTCTCCGACAGGCTCTTGAAATCACGCTCGGCGGCGGCGACCGTTGCGCCGATGTTGACCAGCCGGGTGAATGACTGCCCTTCCTGGTAGCCGCCGCCTGGGGTGATTGGTGCTGCAGGCGCTGCGGGCGGCGGCACCTGGCCGGCCTGGGTGATCAGCGGGTGAGTGGCCGAGAGCTTGGCCGCAGGCTCCAGCATGTTCTGGCTGAGCTGAATGGCGTACTCGCTGCCCAGGTCGTGAGCGCGGCGGAAGAGCTCCACCAGTTCAGTGTCCAGGGCCCGGCCGGCGGCCTTGTCCTGCGGGAAGCGACCGATGATCACCTGCAGATCCTGCAGCAGCTGGCCCTGGAGGTAGAGGCTGGCCTGGTTCTTTTGCAGCGGGGTGATGATCTCGGGCCCTGCAGGCGTTGACCCTTGAAAGGCGCCTGGGGTGCGCTTGGGATCGTAGATCGGCTGGGCGTCGATCTTCTCCAGCCGGTCGATCAGGGAGCGGATCGTGCGGCTTAGGGCCTCGTTGAAGATGCCCTGCAGCTTTTTGAGCTGCTGATCCTCCAGGCCACGCATCTCCAGATCGAGATGCTCGAGCAGTTCAACGGAACGATCAGCCATCAGGAATAGGCGTCACAGCGGGCCCCCAGGGCCACCAGATCAGTGCCATCGATCTGCCGGATCGTGGGGCCTGGCCCGATTGAATCGCGGATGCCGCGGACGTGCTGGTGGCCGATCGCCAGGAGGTAGGCGCCAGTCGATGGCTCAAACACCTCCCAGGCGCCGCTGATGTCTGGGCCCACCGCTACCGGATGGGGCAGCTCCTGCCCATAGGGGGCAAGGATGCGTCCGAGGCCCTGGCTATCAATTCGGATGTTCACCCCGCAGCGCTCGATCACGTCGCCGGCCGCGTCAGCGCGGGGGATGGCCGGGGCGTCCTTCCGCTGCTTGCGGCGGCGGCGGTTCGCCGTGATTGAAAGGGCGAGCTCCTGGGATCGGGCCTCGCAATCGTCACAGCAGGCGTCAGCCTGATCACCCCGGCTCGAGGGGGGCTCTTCCTCTGGATCAGGGGGGGCACCGCCTGGATCGGCCTCCTGCTCGGCCAGGCTTTCGCCGAACTCAATCTCGGATTCATCGCCAGCAGCGCCGGCCGGAGGCTCTGGCTGCTTAAGGCTGCCATCTTCCTCGCGATCGATCAACGTCGTCGTGAGGCTGAAACGCGGCTTGCCGAAGCGGGCCAGCGCCACCTCGTTGGTCGACAGCACACCGGCCTGGATGTATTGAACATCAGCGTTGGCCACCTTGCCGCGCAAATCAGCCTGCTCATCTTCTGTTGGCGTGTAGTTGGGGCGGAACTCCACCGCCCAGCTCTCCGGTGGATCCTTCCCCTTCCACGGCCCATCGGAGCAGGCCATGGCCAGCTCAAACGCTCGGCGGAGGGGCGGCCGGAGATCGCGGTCCTGCCAATCAGCCACGTCATTGCCAAACGCGGCCTGCTCGCTGCGGCCATCTGCTCCCATGCCGCTGGGGCTTTCACCCCACAGAATGGTGTGGGGCAGTCCTGAGGCACCGGTGATCTCGCCCTTCAGGCCTTCGAGGATGTCGGCGATGCCTGCGGCTGATCGGCTGAGGTTGGCCAGGGTTTCGCCCTCGCCCAGGACGTAGGCCCCATAGACAGACCTGGCCATGCTGTTGACTCGCAGCCGTTCGCGCAGCTTCTGCTCGCCGCCCGCGTCCAGAATCCGCTGCAGGTTCGGGAGGGTGTGAACCACCAGATCAAAATCATGCAAGATGTCCGCGGCGCTCTGCTGGCCTGTCTCGAACCTTTTGAACACGTCCCAGCACAGATCGACCACCGACAGCCCCCACCATTGGCGCGACTGCATGGTGCGCCAGCTGCAGGGCAGGCCCTCAAAGCGGATGATGCGGCTGGCATGAATATCGACCTGCAACGCATCAGCCAGGCCTGGATCGCCTGAAGCCTTCGTCAGGTCGCGATCCTGCTGTGTTTCAAACCAATAGCTTTCAGGCGAACCGATGCCCGTCCAACCTGCAGACGGGTACAACCTCCAGCGATCGATGGGGTAGAACCCCTTGATGCTGCGCAGCCGCTTGAGGTTGAGCGGCTTGTCGATGGGGGTGCGATCATCCGCCAACACCACCAGCGCACCACCGCCATACAGGCGGGCGTAGGTGGCGGCAGTGGTCACGGCCTGCGGCAGCTTCAGCTCTTCTGTCCAACTAACCAGATCATCGAGCTTGCTGCGCTCGGTGGTGGTGGTTTCATCGCCCAGGCCTAGGTCCCAGCCGCTGCGGGTGCCCTGCATGGGAATCTTCTCAACCACCCGGCGGAGCAGCCAGGATTGCTCATAGAGCGCATTGATCTCTGCCTCGCCCAGAGCACGGCCGCCCTGGATGCCAGTGGCCTGGCTGCGGTCGTTGGACGTGCCCATGCCGGTGAGCACGTTCAACAGCGGCCCATCCATCCGGTTGGAATCAGGCGCCTGATCCTGAAGGAATCCGATGGCCAATCTGTAGCCTTCTACGTGGTTTCAGGTTAATGCTGCCCCTGTTGATTGCTGAGCAACGATGACGAGCCCCGTAGGGTAGGGCCGGCCTGATTAGACCTCCCCTTTGTGAGCTCGCTGGACGATCAGCTACAGGCGTACTCGCGCTTGCCAATCCCTTCCTTTGAAGAGCAACTGATCCATGGCCGAGCCATTCGAGCCTGGCAAGACTGGCCACCGTCGCCAGCTGACGCCCCGTTGCGGGTGAAGCGTTCAGGGCTGCGGTCCCGCGAGCAGATGGTGGCCCGGAATATGCGGCTGGTCGTGACGTGCAGCCGCTCCTTCAATGTCGCGGGCATCATCTCCCTGGATGTCGCCGATCTGATCCAGGAGGGCTCGATCGGGCTGGCGCGAGCAGTTGAAAAGTTTGACCCGATGCGCGGCTACAAGTTCTCGACCTATGCCGTGCCTTGGATCCGGCAGAGCATGATCCGGTTGATCCATTCCGCCAACGGCATCAGGGTGCCGGTGAAGCGAAGCGAACGGATGCACCAGCTGCGGCAGTGGCGGGAGCGGTTCCAGCTTGAGCATGGCCGGCCGGCCACCGATGTAGAGGCAATGGCGGGGATGGATCTATCGCCTGCTGACCTCCAGACCCTGGCCCTGGCGGCAGCCTGCCACAGGCAGGCCTCGCTGGATGTCCTGATCAATGATGACGAAAGCGAAAGCAACACGCTGTTGACAGCGATTCAGGCGAGCTCAAACAATGCCTCAACACGGCGACAGCAGCAATTGCAGGCAGTCAGCTGCGCCCTGGCGCCCTGGCCACAACAGCAAGAGGTGATGCTGCGGCGCCTTGACGGCGAAACCTTCGCCGAGGTGGCCAGAGGGATGGGGCTGGGCCTGGAGCAGGCCAAAGGCCTCAGCCGTTCCGGGCTCATCAACCTGCGAGAACGCTTGGAGGGCAGGGAAAGCGACCAGCTGGGCCTGTTCAGCACCTTTCGACGCTAGTGCAGGTGTGCCAGTAGAGTGCATACTTACAGGCAAAGAACCGCAGGATGGACGCCCAAGAGGAAGCTCTCACATGGCCCCAAGCGGAAACGCTGGAAGCGATCCGAGCCTTCGGGCGCCGGCATGATTACGCCCCCACCGTTCGGGATCTGCAGCGGGCGCGGGGCCTGAAGGCCACCTCAAGCGTCCAGGCGGCGCTGCTAGGGCTGAGAGCCGCGGGTGCCGTGAGCTGGACCCGCGGGCAACCGCGAACGCTGCGGGTGCTCTGGGATCAGTCACAAGGCCCAGAACTGCGGGGTGAGATGCTCGAAGGCCGCTATCAGGGGCCTGACAATGGCCGCTGAACCGCTGAACC